GATTGCTGTGTTGGCACTGCTGATTATCGCCAACATCGGCTTTATAGTCATTGCGGCGAGAAATGACAAGATTAACGAGTAAAATGACCAAATTAAACTAAAGGAGAACAAAGATGGCAACGACAAAGAAGGATGAAGCAATTCATATCACACCGATTATGAAGGAGCGTGTGAAAATCAGACTTATTGGTACGACACCGCTTATCTCTCATGCTTGGGACGAAAAGGCAAAGCGGATGATGTTTGAGAAACAGCAGAAGTCAACAACGACAAAGGCGAAAGAGCCGAAAAAGCCGGTTCACGACTTCGTAAACTCTCTGTACTGGCTGACAGAAAAGCCTACGGCAAACACTGAGGATGAACTTGCTGAGAAGTTTGATGAAGCTATCAAGAACGGCGCAAGGTTCGGTTTCCCGGCTAATTCAATCAAGATGGCTGCAAATGCGGGTGCTTTTCGCCTTGGGTGGGTCAAGAATCGCATGGGCCTTCGTGGTTCGTACTTCGTTCGTGGAATTATGAGCGATGGAACAACCAACAACAACTTCATTGAAATCTCAGGGTGTACGCCTGTGATGCGTGAAGATATGGTCAGGGTTGGTATGGGAACGGCTGACATTCGGTATCGTGGAGAGTTCACTAACTGGTACACGGATATTGAAGTTGAGTATAACGCTTCTGGCGAAGTTACTCTTGAACAGATCGTCAATTGCCTGAACGCAGGCGGTTATGCAGCCGGTATCGGTGAATGGAGGCCCGAAAGAGACGGATTCTGCGGAATGTTTGAAGTTGCTCACGTTGAGTAACGGCAAACAAGGCGTGGCTGTCGAGGTGAGGCCAGGCCCGGTATGGCGTGGTATGGCATGGCATGTCAGTTGAGGTTAGGCAAGGCCCGGTACGGCGGGGCGAGGCTCGGCGAGTTTAGGTTTGGCAAGGCATGGCATGGCAGTTAAGGCAAGGTAAGGTAAGCTGTGGCAAGGTTAGGTAAGGTTTGGTAAGGCAAGACAAGGCATGGATTCAGACACCGAGAAAGGAGTATAAAAGTTGGTTTGCAAGCTGAGAAGGAATTATTCATGGGGATGTGGCAGTTTTAGCGTTGATGCCGAAACAGTTGGCAAGACATTTGAACAGATTGAAGCCGAAACAGGTAGCGTCACAAAAGAAAAGTTGCTCGATGTTTCCAGAGCAGAAGACAGCCCCACACACAACCTGTTTGAGTGGAATGATGCGATTGCCGGTGAGAAGTACAGACTGCACCAGGCGGCACAGGCTATCAATCATCTGAGAATCGAGATTGTCAAGGAGGAAGTTGAGGAGAGGTCGGTCAATGCAACGATTACCACTGAGCCTCCGAAGACATTCCGGGCGTATGTAAGCCCTGACTATTACAGAGGGAAGAGAGAAGGGTCAAACTTCGTATCAACCGAAACGGCACTCGCTGAACCCAATCACCGTCAGGCGATTATTAGAAATGCCCTCACTGAGTTTGAGAACACAAAGGAAAAGTATTCGTTCTTGAGTGAACTGGCGGCACTTTATGAAGCGATTGATCTTGAAGCTGGGAGGTATGGCGTATGAATGGACCGATTAACAGGTTGACCAATTCCGACATTCACCACTTCGCTGTGGAAAAAGGTGTGAAACTCAGAGAGATAGCTGTTCAGCTTGGCGATTTTACCAATGACTTCTTCGCAGAACTTCACGCATCGGAAATGAGTGATACAAGGAAAGCGGTAGTCGTAGGAGCGATTGAGGAGGTAGCAAAGAAGCATGAATCGCAGGGAAATTATGTTGAAGCGGAGCCGGAAGGTGAGGACGGAAATCACGAACACGAGTTACTCACTGAGGAAGAGTAACGGTACAAACCGTGCTGAACGGCGGCTTATGGAGAGGAAGAAGAAATGACGCTAAAAACGGTCGCATCTGGCTCAGACGGTAATCTCCATATCCTCAAGGACAGTAACGGAAGGATGCTGCTCATTGAAGCCGGAATCAATATCAAGGCTATCAAGGCCGGTTGTGATTGGAACGTGACAGACATTGTAGGATGTATCGTCACGCATCACCACAAGGATCATGCTGCTTCGGTGACAAATCTTGAGCGCATGGGAATCCCGGTCTGCAAGCCTTACTCGGAAGAGGGTTCCCACAAGGCTGTCAGGTTTGGCGACTACCAGATAGTACCTTTTCCCCTGGATGATGCTGAACATGAGTGGGTCCACACAAACGGTGATGGTTCTCCTTGCCCGATTTACGGATACCTCATTCACCACCCGGAAATGGGTTGCATGGTCTACCTGACTGACTGCCAGTTCTGCCGGTGGACATTCAAGATGTACGCTCCTTCAACAATCCTTATCGGCATTGACTACCAGGAGCAGTACGTTACCGAGGAAGAAACCAAAAGGCGGCATGTCTATGGCGGTCATATGAGCCTTGACACTGCTATTGGCTTCATTAAGGCTAATCAGACACCAAAGCTGAGACGAATAATCGCCTGCCACTTGTCAAGCGAAGCCACTGAGCCGGATGAAGTTTTTGCGGCACTTGTTAATAATTTTTCCGGGGTTGATTGCAGGATTGCGGTCCCCGGAATGAAATGTGAGGTATAAATGGAAAGACTTATTCAGTTCACAGTTGATTTTGACGATGTTGCCATCAAGAACAGGGTGGAGGAACGTGCTTACAGAGTAATTGCAGATGACCTCAAGAAAGATGTGAAGAGAGGGATTGTCAACAATTACGGCGAGTTGACTGATTTCGGAGAATCTATTATCCGCAACTTCCTTGCCGAGAACAAGGATAAGATCATCGAACAGTCGGCGCAGATTATCGCTGAGAAGGCTATGCGGACTAAGGCGTGGAAGGAAAAGTTCGGAAACGTTATGGAGGGAAATAACGAATGAATATCGTAATTATGATGGGACGTCTGACAAGGGACCCGGAAGTTCGTTACTCGCAGGATGGTAAGGCATTTGCTACCTTCTCGCTTGCGGTAGACAAAAGGTTCAAGCGTGAAGGACAGGCCGATGCTGACTTCTTCCATAACTGTAAGGCATTTGGCAAGACCGCCGAGTTCGTTGAAAAGTATGTCCACAAGGGAACAAAGGTGGTCATTCAGGGACGTTTGCAGAACGACAACTATCAGGCCAAGGATGGCAATACGGTCTATCGTGACAGTATCATGATTGATAGCATCGAATTTGCTGAAAGCCGTGCTGCATCTCAGGCTAATGGCAATCAGGGTCAGCAGAACAACAATCAGGGCCGTTCTCACCAGCAGTCTCAGGCAAGGCGGGATGACTTTATGAACATCCCGGATGGCATTGACGAGGAGTTACCGTTCAACTAAGGAGGTTTACGATGGGACCGATTAAGAATGAATCCACATCCTCTCAGGCCAAACGGATCATTGACTATCTGAGAAAGCATCGCTTCATTACCTCTCTCGATGCAATCCGTGACTTGGGTATCATCAGCTTGCAGAGACGGTTGTCTGACTTGCGAGAATCAGGTTACATCTTCGGGAGCGAGTTGGTGTGGAGCGAGGACAGGAGTAAGCACTGGAAACGTTACTGGCTTATCAGTGAGCCGATGGAGGGGTGATGGCGAGAGAAATAACCCTTGGAAATCTGTTCTCTGGTTCCGGCACATGGGAGTTGGCTGCACAGATATGCGGTATCAAGCCGGTGTGGGAGGCCGAAGTCGAGCCGTTCCCTGTTGCGCTTGAAGCTAAAAGGTTTCCTGAGTGCAAGCAGCTTGGCGATGTGAGGAGCATTAACGGAGCCGAAATTGAGCCTGTAGACATTTTTACAAACTCAAGTCCTTGCCAGTCATTGTCGATTGCAGGAAAACGTGGTGGCTTTGCGGACTTAGAAAAATCCGGCCTTTTCATGGAGGCCATAAGAATTACGAAGGAGATGCGTGATGCCGATATTGAGCGATTACGAAGTAGAGGGGCAGTTGAGCCTGTTCGATTTGCCAGACCAAGATTTTGGTGTTGGGAAAACGTTCCCGGCGCACTCAGCTCGTCAGGAGGAGCCGATTTCAGGTCCGCCCTTGAAGAAGTCGCAAGGGTTGTCGAACCAGAAGTTGTTATACCTCTCCCTCCGAAAGGAAAATGGACAAACGCCGGAGTGGTTAATGGTGACGGATGGCAGATTGCCTGGAGAATCATGGATGCCCAATACTTCGGAGTTGCCCAGAGACGCAGAAGAGTGTTTCTTATCGCAGATTTTGGAGCAGGACCTGGGGGGGGCAAGGCTTGCGAAGTTCTCTTTGAGCGAGAGAGCGTGTCGTGGGATTTTGCGAAGATCGCAGAAGCGTGGAAAGACACTTCCTCAAGTCTTGGAAGTCGCATTAGTGAAGCAGGCCGGATTGTCCGAGACGGAATACGAATGGGCGAGAGCAATCTGGTTGGCGCAAAACCAGGGAATGACAATCGAGTTCGTGGAAACGATGATGGCGTGATGGACGATTGTCAAAAAAACTGACAAGCCCCCTCTGTACTTCGAATCACACCCAAACGATTCAAGAGTTACCGGACCACATAGACTTGGAAACACAGTCTCGGCCAGGTATGGAACTGGAGGGGGCAATACACCAATCGTACTTCATGTCGGACAAAGGCGGGTTCTTGGCGAGATGGAAGAGCGTAGACAAGGCGTATACCCTTCACGAAACGGATTACAAGGACCCTCCGGCGATACTGACAGGTACTTCCGCTCTGCGGGATTCGGCAATTATGTAGAAACGATTCACGGCGGAACGCTTACCTGTAGCGGTGGCGACACAGGTATGGGGGGGGCAGAAACAATCATCTGTAGGATTCGACCAACACAACTTAAACCCGACAGGCAACAAGACAATGACGCTCCTCAATGCAAGAGCAGATGGTCATTCAGTGCCAACGGTATTTCAGAGGGTGAGCGATGAACGATAGAAAGCCTGCCTACACATTGAAAATTAGGGGGGGGTGCGAAACGTACACGAAAAGAGACGGAAGTATTGGTACTGCCGGAAAAGGCCCTTTGGTACAAGTTGACAAAGCAGCGACTATTGGAGTTACGCAGGACCAGTATCTGTTTGCACCAATAAGCCACTCAGATATATGCCTTAACGATCAGGGCGGTTCGGTAATGACCGTGACTTACGGAAAGGCCGACACTTTGAGGGCACAGATGCACGGACATCCGCCTAACGTTCTGGAGGAGGTTGATTGTATTGATACTCAATCCGTGGGATGTACAGAGTAAGCATATCCACACTGTAGACGGAAAGGCATCAACATTATACGCCGGTGATTGCAGATATGGGGGCGGAGAAATTTATGTACTGACGAAAATCAGACACTTGTCTACGGATTCGGCAGTTACAACCAAGGTCTTTGAAAAGAGATTGCGCCAACCATTGGGGCAGGTAGAGGAGGTTGATCTCATTGGTATTTAACCCTTGGGATGTACAAAGCAAACGCATCCACTCCACTGATGGAAAAGCACCAACGCTTTGGGCTGCTGAGTGCGGAGGGGGGCGGAATCTATGTATTGATTAAGAGGAAACGAAATGACATATCAGAAAGTGACCGGGGCCCTCTCACAGGGAGCGCATCCGGGGAGTTACAACGGTCAGGACGCATACAACGATATGCTGATAACGCAGGAGTGTGATGGAAGAATACATAATGGCAACTGGACAGGCGAGTGCCGAAATCGTGAGGGGGGGGTGTCCAACATTGACGGCTAATCATGAGCAGCCGATTTACACAAACGATGCTGAATATATCGTCAGGAGACTTACTCCGACAGAGTGTGCAAGGCTACAGGGCTTTCCTGATGACTGGTGCAGTGATGTTCCGCATTCCGATTCAGCCGAATATAAGCTGTGGGGGAACGGAATTGCTCTTCCTTGCCTGTTGCCGATGATGAAGTCTATGGCGGATATTCTCAAGGAGGAAAAGTGACCAACCTTGACCGCAAAATAATCCGTATGCACAGCGAGTTTGGCGAAAGTCCTCCGAATAAATGTCGTGACTGCGCTAATCTTCTGCGGATTGAGCATCATGACAGGACATATCGTAAGTGCCGGGTTTATGGCATAAGCAAGGCAGAATCAACCGATTGGAAATGCGGATATGATGCCTGCGGTATGTTCAATAAGCCCTATACCGGTCCTGCAATGATGAATGTTTTCAATTCCAGGAAGGGATTAACGCCAGACTATCAGTGTGAAGGGCAAATGAGTTTGTTTTAGGAAAGGAGGCATAAATGAGAGGATTTGACCGAGATCATGTGTCGCAGGATATGGTCAACCGGTGTATCGCAGACCTCACGTTAGAGAAGTACACTCACGCCAGAAGTGCGGATTGGTACGAAAAACTGGCGGAGGTGCGTCAGATGAACATCAATGCGGCTGACAATGAATTGAAGGTCACCAAAGAGGAGCTTGCCAAGGCTGACGCTGAGTTGCAGGCCACCAAAGAGGAACTTGTCAACATTAAGAAACAGTTGGAATCGGCTAATAAGAAGATTGAGAGTTTGAAGCAGTACAACGACACCCTCTCTACTACGGTTGATATACTTGCCGCCGAGAACAGGCGGCTCAATGAACCCAACGCAGTAAGCGGGCTGAAATTCCATGTGAGCAACATAGTTATGGAGCATTTGCCCGGATACAGGAAGGTCAGGACTACGGTTTGTTGGGGAGACCATGAATCTACCACAGTTAATCTGGCAATCGGAGACGAAATGGACCCTTACAACGCTTTCTGCGCCGCAGTCGCTAAGAGGGTTTTCGGTTCAAACAGCCAGGTAAAGAACATTATCGAGCGAATGACGACTGTTGTCTCGGTTGACGAGAATGGAAAGGCGGTTTTGGCTGATGATTGACATTGATGAAGTGATCGCTAATATTCGCTCTTTAGGTCAGCAGATTGAGGAGCGCAATGGTATCCCGATGTTTATTCATCCGGTCGGCCTGTCCGTGAAGGATATGGAAGATATGATTCATGGGTGCGGATGGAATCGTTCATGGGGATATGTCGGAACCGCTAAGGCTGACAAGAAACAGCGTAAGTGATATGGGGCTGTAACGCCCTGTAATGGTCTGGAATCAATGTTAGCTTTTAGCTTGATAAAATGGTCGGGTTAATCGCTAAAAGTTGATTCTGGACCGT